AAATATTCGGTATAAGAATCCCCTCTCTACCAAAGCTCCCAGCAAAACCCTGCCCAAAAGCCCTCGATTCTCAATACTCAAGAAATTTTCGCTTCCCCTCGCCACAACGTCTCAAACAATCTCCTCGTTTTTGACCTCTCTCCGCAGCCCCAATATGTCTTCCTCCCGCCTCCGCTCGACTATCCCCGCCCCCGCCGCCCCAACCGTCACTGTCCAAGATGGACAACCTGCCGCTCCCGCCTCGGTCGCCCCCCAAGTCCTGCAATACCTGGACCCCTCCCGCAACACCGACTCAAACACCGGTATCCTCTTCAATCTCGAATGGGTTCCCGACTTCCGGTTCATGCTCCTGTCCTGGCTATACTCCCTGGCTCGTATCGTCCCCAACTCGGCTTACACCTCGTCTCCCTACGCATCCCCCGCCTCGTCAATCGGATACACAATCGTCATGCTCGTCGCCTTCCTCTACCACACCGACGCCTCGCATCTCCAACATCCGTCCGCCGCCGCCTCCGCTATTATGAACGATGCTCTGTTCTCCCGCTTCTTCGATATGCTTCTCGACTTCCCCGTCCCCGACTTCGCCTCGAATGAATTCGCCTCCCTCATGGCCTTCCTTCCCGATGACATCCCCAACCTCGTCATCCTCACGTCGCTCGCCTCCGCTGACTATTACCACGATTTTGGCCGCCACTTCTCCGCCAACATCTTCTTCCTCGCCCACAACTTGCTCGCTGGCCTTCCCGCCAACACGCCTACATCCACACTTCGCGCTACATTCTACGCAACCCCTGTTAACTCAGTGAACATCGGCAACAACAACAATGTCAATATCACTCCCGGTCAACTCTTCGGTCGCATCAATGGTGCAAACACGGTCTCCAACTGGCTCAATCAACGCATCGACGCAATGATTAACTCCATGGCAATCCGCGCCGTCAACCAAAACAACATGGTTGCTCAAATTCAGTTCCCAACTGTCGCACTCGCCAACACAGCCAACTACAACCCGTACCTGTTCCTCGCCTCCCTTGACCAACACAACATTGGTTCCATCACCTCCGCAATGCGCAACATGTCTCAATGGATCTCCGCTACCTTCCCCGCATCCAAGACCCTCCGTCATTACATGCAAGCTGGTTCTCACGAAACCTCGAACTACCTGTTCGCAGAAATCGCCCTCCCCACCTGGAATACAACCCAGATCACGATCACTGTCCCCGTTTCTCAAACCAATTCCGACAAGTTCCTCCCCACCGCTGCCCCCGACCAAAATGCTACTGAGCTCGCCCACGACTCTGGTTTCCTCACCGTCCCGACTGCCCCCGCAGACACTGACGTTAATGGTACCTCCGTTTGGAATATCGCCGCTGAACGCGCCGCTTCCACTCCCCCGGCTAACCCAATGTACGCATCACTCCGCTCTTCTGCCACTCGCCCTGACCCTTACGTCAACCCGATCCCTCACGTTACCTTCGATGTCAACCTGCACGTGCTCCCCCGCATGTACATCTACGCCCCCTACGTCACCAACACTGGTGCACTCGGCTCCGTCATCACCTCCGGTAAACTGATCGAATCTGGCGACATCTCTGGCATAATGCAAATCGTCCCGTCCACGACGACTCCCCTTCTATATGAAAACTCGCAGTTTCACGATGGCGCCATCCGCCTCTCTCGTACTCGCAGTGCCCTCTTCCACGCTGGCATTCAAATTCATATGCAAGAACGTCCCGCTCGCCGTACCCTCGACGCCCCGATTGCTTTCTTCCGCGGTCTTACCTCTGGTCTTCGCTACCCCGTCCCCTCCACCGGACCTGTCTACGCTCCTTCGGCCTTCCCGAACTCGAGCCAAGCTCGTCTCCTCCCTGGTGCCCGATGGACTTCCCACGCAACGAACTTCTTCCACACACTCAATGTGTTCGGACGAGATCTCTCCCATGATCTCCAGCTTCACGCTGACTCGTCCTTCAACATTTGGTCTGGACTTCGTTTCCGTTACATGACCAACACTGGTCCTGTAGTTTACGTCCTTCCCTCCGCCCGCCACATCTTCGGCGCCCGCGCTCGCTCCTATGGAACGGAACACCCGGCTCTCCGCCTTCCCCTCTAAATCGCACTCTCATTAGTCGTCTCTTTCCTTCTTATCGTCTCAACGTTCTGGAAATGTTTCTCTTTACTCGTGAATTGTCCGTCAAGTTACTGTCTCCCTTGTTATCAGTTTTCTTTTTGTCTTTCCCCTAGTGATTCAACTCACTAAATTTTACAAAATCTTTCATCTATCGATTCAACTCGCATAAAAAATAAAAAAAAAAAAAAATTAAAAAAAAAAAAAAAAAAAAAGGGAAAAAAAAAAAAAAAAAAAAAAAAAACC